GAACGCTCACGGCTGGTGCAGCAGCGCCGAACCCGTGATAATCGGTTCATAGTTCGTCTTACTACCTTAGGACGCAAACCGCCAGTACCTTTCGGTGCTGGCGGTTTTGTTTTATACTGATATCGGTGATTTTGTGAAAAAAGTATTTGTTGTCTTGACATTCGCATTAATTGGTACGTCATGTGGGTATGACGGTCATTATAGATACGAATGTCAAGACCCAGAAAATTGGGATGCGGCAGAATGCAACCCACCGATGTGCAAAGTTGACGGAGCATGCTCAAAAGACCTAATTGGATTCGACCCATTCGAAATAGAAGACACAGTGATGGAAAACACTCCAACAGAGGAGACAGTGGCACCGTGAAAAAAAGACTAACTCCACAGGAAATGGACGCAAGGCTCAAGTTTGTTGTTGGCTGCGTACTTGCTGGTGTTCTAACGATTACGACAGTAGGTGTCCTCTATGCGTTGGTTTTCGTGACCCAGCCAATCGGAGTACAGGCGGAAAACGACAAGATGTTCTTCGGCGTTCTTTCTAGTGTCGCAACATTTATCACTGGGACCCTTGCTGGCCTAATGATTTCAACTGGTCGAAATGCTGAGCGCAAGGAAGAAGAGGCTAATGAGCCAAACGTGGAGTAACTACAGCGGAGAAATCAAGGGAGTACGAATTGAGCATGAGGAACACGGTCACGCCATAGATGACCCAACTTCAGTAAAACCGCCCTACTATCCTCCAGCAGAAAAAGAATTTATTTCCGCAATGCAGACAATTGCCCTGAGATTCGGCAAACTTGCTGATAACGACGGAAACGGCATTTGGGTTGGATATGTCGACAAGAAAGATAACGACAACTACTCAAAAGGCATTTATTGCGAGCATTGTGCGCATTACGAATCAGAAAAAGTTTGCAAAATCATTAAGGCGTCGATTGAGCCAGGCGGGTACTGCAGGCTAGCGGCAATACCAACTGAATATGTGGACATCAAAGGCAAGAAGTGAAAGTTTGGATTGACCAGGACTTATGTACTGGCGATGGTCTTTGTGCGGAAATTGCCCCAGATGTCTTTGTGATGCTGGAAGACGGAATCGCCTACGTTCAGGAGAGCGGAAAAGTTTTTGCCAAACGAAAAGGAAACCCCGAAGGGGCAGAAGGAATGGCCGAGATACCTGAGCGCTTACTTGAAGACGTGATTACCGCGGCCGAGGACTGCCCAGGGGAATGTATTTTTGTTGAGCCCTAGTCAATCCCTATGGTCAAAATAGCCGTCATATGAAGTTACGGCGAAATGGGCCATGGCATGAACGGTTACACAAATAGCGATAATTGTCCCTAAAAAAATCATAGGGGACAGTATTACATATTTAGCACTAAATCAGACCTTGGTTTTGATAACGAATGTCACACGGTACTATTTAGATGTGAAGAAATTTAAAGACGATGCCATAAACGCCTTTCTTTTCGCGCTTTTCCTCCCAGCGATAGTTTTTGTATCTGTAAAAACGATGATACGTATCAAAAAAGAAATGACCTATCCGAATCCAGAAATGTGGGAATGATGGTTCGATTTAATGATTATCAAGCGGCTACGGATGCCACGGCAAAATACCCCAAAGAGTCGGCACTGGAATATCTTGCTCTTGGATTGACATCGGAGGCTGGTGAAGTTGCTGGGAGAATCAAGAAAGTAATTCGCGACAAGGATTCAGTCGTTGACCCTGATGAGGCTCAGCAAATCGCAAAAGAACTTGGCGATGTTCTGTGGTATTTGGCCCAATTGGCCCTTCATTTGGATATCTCCCTCGAATCCATTGCACAGGGCAATCTTGACAAACTTTCCGACAGGGCAAATCGTGGGGTTATAGGCGGCAGCGGCGATTCGCGCTAGTCCGAATACCAGCCGTCGCCCCACAATGTTTCGAGTCTCCTAAAGTACTTATCGTATTGAGGAGCAATGGCCTCGAGGCTAAAACGCGACATAGCGAATTCACGTATCTTGTTTCTATCGAGATACTTTGCGTTATCTGCCGCCTCACAAAACTCCTTTAACGTCCTGCACCTAAATCCGCTCAAACCATCCACGACTGTCTCGGTAAACGCACCCCAGTCTGTAGTAATTGCTGGCGTACCGCATGCGTTCGCCTCAGGGACGACCGTTCCAAACGGCTCTACATACAGGGTTGGTGCGAACGACGCTATTGCATTGCCGAATAATTCAGCCCGCTTTTCAGCACCAACAACACCAACATACTCACCGTAAGCGGGTGGGACACCCTGACCAGCAATTATGAGCCGTTTGTTCATTTTTTTACAAACGTCTACCGCAATCTGAAATCCTTTTCTCTCAATTAGTCGCCCGACGAAAACGTAATAATCAGATGGCTCATCGACATAAGGGAATTGTTCGATATCGATATAGCCATTAATCACAGCATCGTAAAAGTTGCCGTTTAATGCTGCTGGGTTCGTGGTTGATGACCCATAGCAAGCATGCATCCATGCGTATGTCTCAAATACGCGATATTTAGCGAATGTCCCTGGGTACCCAATCCCAAATTCAACCGTCATCATTTCTGGTAGCGCGTCAGCAATTGCCTTGTTTGAGTACCCGCCGATTACACAGATGAAATCATGTTTCTCTGCTCGTTTTCTTATTTCATCCGTTACGCGAGAGTTGAAGTTGACCCAGTGCGGCAAAGAGGCATCAAAAGACGCCATTGTGTAATGCCCTCCGCCAACCGCCTTCAGGCGCTCATCTTCGGTGAAACACTGAACGTGCTCGTCGCATGGCGCTTCGTTTTTATCGCCAGAATAAACGAATACCGTATGGCCCATCATTTTCATCATGATGGCGAACTTCCTCACCTTTTCGGTAAAAGCGCAGGCAGTGAAATCCAGCGTGGTTTGAGTATGCGGAAGACTCACAACATGAAATCTCATGTTGGCAGCCTACCAATACGCGCCCTTGCCAGGACTCGAACCTGGAACCTGCAGATTAGAAGTCTGTTGCGCTATCCATTGCGCCACAAGGGCATGGACACAGACTACTTAATCGGACAAGCCCCAGTCGCACAATCATCCATGGTCAACTCACCATCGAAAGAGCGCTGAACAAGAGGAATCGACATGTCAATCTTTGCGACTGCCTTCTCGTATTCCTCTTTTGTAGTTTCCTCGTATGGGGGAAGCGGGAAGTTGTGCTCGCTGTGCAAAAGGAATGAAACAGACTTCACAGAAGCGTCGTAGTTCTTCGCGAGCCAATCTTTAATCTGCTGAAGTTCCTCAATGCGGTAGTACACGGTTACTGAAACCGCGTTATCTGCCCAAATCGTCTGCATCTTCTTGACCCATTCGAGTTGCTCAATAGCGGTCATTTCTGCTGCCAATACAGCGCCCTCTGGGGACTTGCACGGGAAATCGACAACGTATCGAGTGTGGTCCTCTCTGCCATCAATTCCAATATCCCACTGGACCTTGTAGCCGCGCTTACGGCACGCATCAACAAGTGGGTCCGATGAGCCGAACCGCACACGCCTCGTGTAATACTTCGCGTAAGCGGGGTGAATTCCAGGAGTAACCCCTGGCAAAAGGCTCAACGTCCCAGACGGCTGAACCGTCGTCAGTCGTACCGACTTCGGCATGTCGTGGTCTTTGCTCCACTCAATATCAAAATCGGAAAGAGCCTTGTAGGCAGCATCAAGCCAACCAACTTGCTCTTCGGTGCACTGCAAGATTCCAGTGACAGACTGACCAAGCCGTGCGTTCTTGCGAACAATATTTGTCGTCTTGTCATACGGGTAGGACATCGTGGTGATGTGCTTCTGAACCTTATAGAGCAACTGAGAAATTTCAATCAACTGCTCAAGTGATTCGACGTTCGGCAGGAAGATTGTGGCCAAGTTACAGGACTCACCATCAGCAAGAGCAATCTCCGCACATGGATTGAAACCTTCGATGGAGTTATCTGTCTTGTGCTCGCCAAGACGACCAAACTTCCTCGCCAACTTACGATTGACCAAGCCGTACGGCTCACCCGAACCGTCATATCCCTTCCAAAGTTCAGGCATAATTTCTTCATACGAATCTGCGTAAATGCTGTTGTTTGAATTGGCGCGCCAAGCAGGAACTGTCCCAGTTGACCAGTTCTTTGCACGAATAAAAAGAACATCGTCTGGGTCACCAATCGCAATCTGTGCAGAGCGACGCGATGAACCCGAAACAACGATTCGACCGATGATGTTGCAAATATCAAGAACATCGATTGACCGCAATTTCTTGCCCACGCGGCCATCAAGAACTTTGCAGATATCGGTAACGCCATCGATTAGTGCGCCTGGGCCTGATGCTGTTCCACCGAATGTCTTAAGTGGAGCACCGTACTCACGGATGAGAATCGTGGAATAGGTAAACGACTTACCAGTTTCGAAATACGACTTCAATACAGCATGAAGCAGGCGCTTCCATCCGTGACGAGAATCGGGAACAATTATGTCGGCGTCATTGGTCCGCTCATGGGTGATTGCGACCCCAGCCTTAACCTTTGGCAACTCATGGATTTTCGACCGCTCCACCGAGAAACCAACTCCACCGCCGAGCATGAGGTATTCAAACAACATCTCAAAATCTTCGATTGATTCAATATTTGTGAAGTAGCAATTGTTCAGCGACGTCGCATTGAACTTCTTCACCAACGGCGTTCCCATTTGCCACAAGGACCGACCAGAAAAAGAGCAACGAAGATTAAAGCAGTGGTCAAACAGGGCTTCTGCTTCGCTTTCCGTAAGCGGAACACCCGCTTCGACTGCGCCGTCGATTACACGCTGGAGCGTTTCTGGCCAGGTCTCGTTATCGCCGTTATCTTTCTTTCTGCTGTATGTGCGCAGAAAAACAATTTCGCCAAGCCCACCAAAACCCCATGGGGCTGTTTTTAGAGAATACGAATCTACAAATGACTGACTAAGCATGATTTTCCCCGTTGCTTTGTTGAAGGAAGGACTAGTTTACACTAGCCAAAAATACAGAAAGGGTCTAAATTAATCCCAATTTTTGTGCTTCTGCCACAGAAATTATTTTTCCTGCTGGATGCAATAAAACTTGTGTTTTCGTTGTTGGAGTAAGTTGGCGTTCAATCCACACATCTTCTTCGACAAGATATGATTGCGAATCTTTTAGCGAATCAATTTGTTGAAATCCAACAATGTGGTCAGGCTTGACAGTATCACCAGTACAGTCTCCAGTTGGATGGCCACAAACTGGGCACGGGGACCTATCGGCTTTTACGAGATTTATGTTGTCGCCGATTTTGTACGATTGGTACATATCGTTCTTGTAAAAGACCATGCCTAATTATAGACCCGCTCAAATCGTTGTGGTAGACATGCTTTGAACACATTCAGTCGGGCGTATCGGCTCACTCTTATAAGGTGTTGAAACCGTAACGGTGACATGTGGGTTCAAGTCCCACCGCCCGAACAATTAAATCGGCCCTTTACGAGCCGCAACTTAAAACTCCTGCAGTAAAAACCCGTGTTTAACGATATCTGTGATTATCTCATCACTTAGTGGAGTCGATGACATTTCGTCGTCAACCTCTCTTCTGAAGGCCCCATGCAACATGGCTGGGTAGGAATACCTTCGTATCGTATTTATCGCATTTTGCGAAAACTCAGTCAGATGCCCCCACCGAATTGTCCTTCCCAGCCCATACTCGTAGGGCAGGGAAAATAGATAAACGTCAGGGGTTCTTGAAGCCCTGTTTTCATCGCAATGAATCACCGTAAGGCACTCCTTGACTCCAGAAAGTGGGTCGAGAAATGCAAGCGACAGTTCCTGCTCCTGTGGCTTTGCGGCGACATAACCTTCGGCTATAAACGTCAAAGAAGAAATCCCGAGTTTCAGTCTTAGCACCCTCATCAGTTCGTAGCACCTTGCAAATCTTTGCTGGTGCGGCTCCTTCATCAGAGCACTCTCCAATTGGGCGCATAAAAAGGGCTGATTATCCCTCCACGCAAAGAAGTTGAATGCCAGGTCCTCTCCGACCCCCTCGGACTTCACAATAAGGTCCTTGGCCAGTTGCGACGCAGTGAGCGTCAAGGCAATCTTGGAAAATGGGTCAATATAGTCATCCACTGTGGCAACACTAGCAATAGTTCCACTATGAATAGTGGATAATGGACTAGGGTCGGGTTATGAGCAACAACAAGAAAAAGTCAACTAACACCAAGAAGCCAGCGGCAAAGAAGGCTGCAGCAAAGAAGGCTGCACCGAAGAAGAAGCCCGCACCCAAGGTGGACAAGATTGAAATTGACATTCCGACACAGGCGGAAGTCAAGGACTTGATTGTCGACACCGTTGATGCGCTGAAGGAGAACAACTTTAAGTTCACTCCAGCGGTCAAGAAGGGTCTCGTCGCTCGAGTGAAGTCCTGGTTCAAGGTCAGTTGAAAAAGAAAATCACGAGCCCTCACCACGCGATTGTCGCCAACCTACTTGGCGAAGACCGTGCGCGGCGGATGAGGGACTCTGATTCCCAAAAACTCGTTAACGCCGTAACCCTAAAGAAGGGTACATTCCGCGTATCTCGGTAAAGTTGGAGAACTAACTTTCTACAGTCTCCGACTTCATCATTGATGCAAGTTCTTCGGCAACAAGGACGTCAAACTCATCTGCATAGCGATGCTGTAGAACGAGTGATGCACGACGACGCGCTTCCGCCCTCATTTTATACTTTTCCTGATTGCGGGTCTGCTCTGACTTCGGCTTGCGACCCCTCTGGATAACGCCATCGCGCTTCAACTGCTCAAAACTGCTCATAAATAGTTTTCCTTTGTTATTAGGTAATTTAAATCTATCTACAAAAACCCAAAAGACAACCTGTAATTCTTGGGGTTGGAAAAGCCCGCTTTTGCCGCTTTAATGGTTCCATGCCTAGAACACACGGAAATAAGCACATTAAGAAGTTCGTAAGAGAGATTGAGCGACTTGGCTTCAAGGTCACGAACGCCAATAACCGCTACAAAATGGTTCCGCCTGCCCACCTCGGCACCAGGGTCTACACCACCCACGGAACACCACAGGCAATCAAGCCAATGTGTTCCGACTTCAAGAAGTTCTACAACTTGGACCTTGACTGGCGGAAATTCATTTAACTAGTAAGACCTGCCAACAAGGATGAACTCATCGGTGTTGCTTGGGTCAGCAAAGATGGTCAGGTAGGTCCGCCACTTTGGAAAGCGCTGTTCGAGGAAATTAATTGCTTCCTGCCTATCGCTTATTCCAGCATCAGCAAGCATCTGGGAATACTTTTGGGCAAGCCGCTCGTTATCAGGGCTAAAACTCCGCCTAGTTGTCATCCGTTGCACCCATAAGTTCATCAACGATGGTCTTCGCGTACTTTTTGCGCAGACGCCAAATCTTGGAGTTCATCTCCATCATTGCCTTTGTTTCGCGTGCCTTTGAGCAAATGTCGCCATCGTAAACGCCGTACTTCTTAAACATGATTTCGTCAAAATCGGAGTTCTCAATAAGAATGTCGGAAATCCAGTTGGCGCAGTGGTCAATCTTTATCATGAGCGCACAGAGACCCTCATATCCGAAGTCGTTGAAAACCTTGTTTACAACCAGTTCGCAATAATTATCCCTGAATACCTGTTCTGCGTGCCGACCTTCTTTCATAAAGTCGGTAAGGAAGTCCATAAGTTCTTCCTTGCTCGGAACTTCATTTGGCATGTCTTCTGGTTCTTCGGCCATACGCACGTCCTGCCCATCTTGGTTTTTCCCCTCAGAGACATTATCGCACTAAAGCGGCTTACACCAGTGACAAGATATGTCGCTCTGTTTCTCGCTTCGTTTTTGTCACCCAGGAGTAGACACTCATCGAGGCGGAAGCCTTGTCATTTGCATCGGCGTCGCGGTAGTGGTCGAGATACTCGCCAACCGCATTCAACATGGACCAACCGTTTTTCCCGTAGCCGCCAGCGTTGTTCTTGTTTACATACAAGCCCTTAACGACCCCCCAGACTTCTTCGCGGTTCTTTTTTTGACGTTCTGACTCGTCTGGTTTCATTGGGAAAACCTTCTTGAGAATCATGTCGACAGACTTATCAGTCATGTCAATAGCAAGCAACTTTTCAGCGGTCCTGCTGAACTCCCTCGACCATTCGACGGAAAGCCCGAGAATAGTTCTCGCCTCCTCCATTGCATGGTCCGCATTTCTGGTGTGACGAGCCGTAAAAATGCTCTGAGCGGCAGACATCCCCAACATCACCGTGTTCTTACATACTGCTCGAATACTGGTGTTCGCAAAAGTAATCGGGGTCTTCCCGTTGTGACCATTACGGACAAGGAGGTAGCGCTGGATTGAATCATTCACCCCAAGCGGGTCGATAACCAGTGCGCCGAGGTCGATAGTCGCAAAAAATTCGCGACCCTCGTCCAAAACACCGCATGTATCCACCACCGCGTCGCCATTTGCTGCGCCAACGATGTCTAGAGCCCTATCCATAACCTCACGGTTCTGTTGTACGGCGAATCTGGTGCCTACGGTAGAAAGCCCATCAAAAGTTCCGTCTGCGTTTACGCGAATGGTCGCTCTGGAATCGCTGACTTTTACAATTGACCCATCTGGGTTGCGGAGAATTTCCCCATTTGCGTCTACTGCGGCAACTTCAGCGAGCACAACATCAAAGTCTGCTTCTGCAGCCGAAAGCATTGCCTCCACTGTTTGTAGACCGCTCATTGGTACGCCAAGCCGATGCCAAGGCACCTCTCTGTCTGCATAGGCCATTCTGGCCCGACCGTCTTTTGTGATTTCCAGGTTATGTGCCATGCGCCCACTATATCGGATAAATCTAACTAAAAAAACAGGTTGGCATCAGTGCGAGCCGCAGATACGCTATTCGCATGGAAATAAAAAAATTAGAGTCTGATGTTGACCGTTTTATTGATGAACTTGTTCAGCAATTACTTGTAAAAAGTCTTACGCATAAAAAACAAACAGTTGAGATTAAATATGTTGTTCATAATCTCCTTACGATAAAAGATTTAATTCCTGAATTTGTTATTGATGGAGATGAATTCGTTAAGTATTTTTCGAGAAAACGCGGTTAACGCCAGCCATCTGCTAAACTAGAACTAGTCTGATGTTGCCATAGACACGGTCTTGCTACCCACCGTGCGTCTTATCCACCGACACAAGGAGCACACCTTTTGAATACAGTCGCAGGCTGGGGGCTTTCTATTATCCTCGCCACCCTCGGACTTTCCATTCCGAGTCGTGCGCAGACCCCTATCGAACCGTCAGGTAACTTTCTGGCACCGCTTCTCGTTCATCCCGAGCGGATAAATGACGAGAAGAAGTCAAACCAGGCAATCCAATTTGTCTGGGGCGACGTTTCTTGGCTGCCTTCACTTGCGGCTCAGGCAGGGTGGCCACCGAGGACGCATAAGAGGCTTGCCCAAATCATCCTGCGAGAGTCTGGCGGCTGTCCAAACCGTAGAGGTGGTGACAAGGTCGATGAAAACTGCAATATCACTGGTGTGTCGGAATGGAACCATAGGTCGGACACTGGGCTCCTCCAAATCAACGGGGTTAATTACGACCCCAGTAGGAACAAGTGGGCGATTGCCTGTAGGGAACTCAACATCTGCACCCAGGAGCCACTGCTGGACCCGCTCATTAATTTGCGTGTGGGCTACCTCCTTTTCAAAGAGGCTGGTTGGGGTCCCTGGGACCCATGCGCCTGGGGTCCTGAATACGCGCACCGATGCAACAAGAAGCCGTAGTCCACTCAGCGACAAAAACCCCACTTCGCTTTTTTGCGACAGACTGTGGGCTAATCGGCACCTCCCACCACTGGACGTATAACGGCCTTCTCGTGACCTGCGAAAAATGTAAGGAATTGGCAAAAAAGAAGTAGTCTGTTGCGCATGAGCGACAACAAACAATTGCGCGGTCGAATCCTTCGTGAGACCGCAGACATTATCGAGGGTGCCAGGAATCAGGATTATGGCGACCCATTTGATGACTTTGGCACGACAGCCAATTTTTGGGAAACCTATATCAGCAGAATCATGCTCCGACGCGGCGAGTTGAAAATCATGCCCCATGATGTAGCCGCAATGATGATGCTTTTGAAGATTGCTCGGCTCACTTGGACGCCTGGTGTGAAGGACCACTGGATGGATGGAATCGGCTACGCTGCACTTGGCTGGGAATGCGCCGTGATGAGCGGATTGGTTCATGAGCAAGAACACAAGAATCAAACAGGAACTACAAATGGATGAAGAACTCACACGAATTGAGCGCAAGTTGATTACACACATCTTGGACAGAATCCCAGAACAGTGGTTTAAGGCAATCGATTGCGGGCCAGGGTGGACAGACATCATTCTTCAGTGTCACGAAGAGTTAAACGCAATTGACCCGACATATACGCCGTATCAAATCAAAGAAAAATATGGTTGGCTGAGGTACTACTTCGGCACAACAGTTGCAGGGGACAAATCTCGCGAGATGTTGGACATTGTCAACAAGTACGAACGCTTGTCTAGCGTTACCTGCGAACTGACTGGTGAACCAGGTTCGCTCATGGTCAAAGACGGCTACTATCGTACGCTTTCTGACGTTTTTCTCGAGCGCGGGTGGGAGAAGGTCAACCCATAGACAGTTTGCCCTTGAAGCATATTCGGCCATGCACCTCACTTGTAATGAGGAGATAGTGGGTTCGATTCCCACCAAGGGCTCCAAGGAGCCAAAAATATGAGCGAAGAACAAGACATTTCCGCGGAATTATTAAGCGCTGAGAATCGAGCCAATCGTAGAGAGCGGCTATACGAAAGCGCACTGGAAGAAATTGAACATCTCCGCGGACAGATATTGCATCTCCTTTACTGCCCTAAACAAGCGTGTTCATATTGTGCGCAGTTAGAGAGAGAGCATTGCAATGAGCGAGCGTAAAAAAGCGCCGCGCCGCAAAATTATCAGTATCCAAAGAACTGGGTCATGGGGCAATGTCGTTTACGAGCACCTACTTGAATGTGGCCATACGGAAAAAAGACCGCGCGCTTCTACCGCTCCGCAGATTTCTTGTACATGGTGCTTGCGCTCGCAAGCAAAAGAACTTGAAATTCGGGCACTGGCCGTTCCAGCAAAATCCAAAGAATTTGACTCATCGATTGGTGAGATAGAGATTGCGAAAATAAAAGCAAAATTATCACACACGTTTTCTATTCGTCAAGAGCAAATCGAAATTTCTGTCGTCGATAAATTTGGCGAACAAAAAATTTCTGGCGCTGTGGTGTTCCTTTCGGAGGAGGATGTACGTAAACTTGTCGGCCAATAGGGGGACAAATGCAGAAAGACCATCCGAACCGAAAGCATTTCAGCCAAGAAGAGCAAGACACAATTAGGCAATTGCGAGCAGAAAATTGCTCTACGGAAACAATTGCGACTCTTCTCCATGTTGGTAAAGACCGCGTTCGGAGGTTCTGCAGGGAGAACAACATCATCGGTCAGTCAGACCGTCCAACTCGTGCCCGAGTAGAAGAACTAAAACAAATCCAAGTAGATATCCCAGATATGCCAAATGCTGCTTGTCGTGGGGAAGGCACAGAACTTTTCTTCTTGCTCAACTCAGATAAAAGCACTTACGCCAGAAAGCATTTCATGGAGCAGACGGCTCGTGCTATCTCAATTTGCAAGTCATGTGAGCATCAAAAGGAGTGCCTCGATTACGCCCTTCTGGCTGAGCCATACGGAATATGGGGCGGCACAACCGATGCGGAGCGTCAGTACCTTCGTAAGAAATTTTCCATTGAATGCGTTCGGGAAGTGGTTGTTCGCATCGGAACTTTCTCCAACTACGGCTATCGTGCGAGGATGACGCTGGACATGCTCGATGCCAAATACGAAGCGTCGACGGTTGTTCAGGAGTACATAAAAACTCATGGCTGATATTTCGCCTCAACTCCAGAACGTCTTGGACCGCCTTGATGGAGTGGTCCGCGTATCTGGTGGGTTTCAGGCGAAGTGTCCATGTAGGGACGACGACGACAACCCATCTTTTTCTGTATCGGAAGGAGAGGGCGGAAAAGTTGTTGTCTTTTGTCATGCGGGTCGCTGTGACACCGCTAAGGCTTGTGATGCAATGGGTATCACTATGGCCGAACTTTATCCGCCCAAGCAAAAGCGGGAACTCACGTTCGTAGCGAAATATCAGTATCACGATGCGGAGGGAACTCTGCTGTTCGAGAAACTGCGGTATGTCGATGAACGTGGCAAAAAAGAGTTTCGCCAACGCAAGCCTGACGGTGTCGGCGGGTGGTCGTACAAACTTGGCGATACGCAACGAGTCCTCTACAACCTGCCAGCAGTTAAGCGGGCAATCCAAAACAATGAGCCAGTATGGGTCGTGGAGGGTGAGAAAGACGTAGACACATTGACCAAGCATGGCGTCTGTGCAACCACAATGCCGAACGGCGCAGGTACATGGCTACCGATACATACTGAAGCACTTGCTGGAGCAATGGTTGAAATCATCGCTGATAATGACGACGCTGGTCTGAAACACGCAAAAGGCGTTTATGAAGAACTGAGTGATGCAAAGTGTGACGTACAAATCTGGCGATGCACAAAAGGCAAGGACATTACTGACCACATAAATGCTGGTGGGACATTTGAAGAACTTGAAGCAATCAAGGTTGATGACATCAATGTTGATGAGTCAAGCGCACCAGTAGAACAGGTTGAACAAGAAGAAACGACGAGCCATGAGGGTCGTGCTGTTTCTGAAATCGAGGGAATCTTCAATCGAGAAGATTTGTCCGATAGCCAAAAGTTGGCAAAGGCCCAAATGGTCATCTCGAGGGCGAGCAGCACGAAACTCGTCGATACTGGCCGACTCGTTGAGTGGTCACAGTTCGTCAATGAGTCAGATGACGATTCGTATGACTGGGTAATTCCAGGATTGATTGAACGATGCGAGCGCGTCATTGTTGTCGCCGCCGAAGGTGTCGGAAAGACAATGCTCGCTCGTCAGGTCGCCATTTGTCTTGGGTCTGGTATTCATCCTTTCACCTATCAGCCAATCAAACCACAAACGACGCTGACGGTTGACCTTGAAAACCCAGAGCGAATCATTCGTCGTACCTCGCGCTCTATCTACACCGCGGCACAGGGTTTGTCGAGAAACACAAAGCCACAGTCACACTTGCTTATCAAGCCACAGGGTCTGGATTTGCTGCGACCAGAGGACCGTGCGGTATTGGAAGAAATGCTGGAGCGAACCCAACCAGCAATGCTGCTTATGGGGCCGCTCTACAAGGCATTTCTCGACCCAGGCGGTAGGACGAGTGAGGCTGTTGCTATCGAGGTTGCCAGATATTTGGACACCATTCGCGACATTTACCAATGCTCATTGTGGCTTGAGCACCACGCACCGTTGGGTACGTCGATGACCTCACGAGAATTGCGCCCGTTTGGTTCAGCCGTCTGGTCGCGCTGGCCAGAATTCGGAGTCGCCCTGCAACCAGACTCAACAGGGATGCCCTACCATTACGACGTACGGCATTTCCGAGGTGCCCGTGACGAGAGGCAATGGCCAACTAGAATTAAGAGGGGAAAGCGCTTCCCATTTGAAGTAGTGGAGTTTGCAACAACAACAAAGCCATGAGTGATAACAAGCCAATGACACGGGAGTTCCTCGCGGAGCGAGACGCTCGAATTTTCAAGATGCGTCAGGCTGGTGTCGCCGTGTCCGACATTGCCAAAAGATTCAACTGCTCCACCAAGGTGGTGTCGCTTGCCATCTCGCGCCAGTTAGAGAAAATCAACAAAGAGTCTTCGCTTGCGTATCCCGAAGTGTTGCGAATGGAACTCGAAAGACTCGATGCAATGCAGTCCGCCCTCTGGCCGCTCACCCAGCACCGCAAGGTTCAGTTAGACGATGGCACTGAGGTCGCAGTCGAGCCAGATATGAAGGCTATTCAGCAAGTTTTGTCCATCATGGATAGGCGGTCAAAACTGCTCGGCATGGAGCAGACGAACGTGAATATCAGTGCCGATGTGAACACCAATCAGGCTCCAATTCGCGCGACCCTTGCGGGTCAGGAAGGCATGAAGAAGGAGATTGCCGCCTACGACCCTGAAACCGAGGCTAGAAAACTGCTGGAATTAATGGCTATTTCTGGAGTCTTGCCGCAAGAGACTGTCCGCCAGATGCTCGGTGAAGCGCCTATTATCGATGCTGAGGTGATTGAAGATGACAAGCCATCAGGAAGCGAACCAAGACAACTTGAAGGCGGCGATTGACAAAGTCGCCGAGACGCTCAACCCAAGCGTTTCTACCATCAACAAGGAAGATGACGGCCCTGCAGACAAGCAGGTACTTATCCGCACCACGGACAAGGAAAGAGAGCGCTGGAAGAGCGCTGCAGAAAAACTTGGTATCCCGCTGTCGCAATTCATTCGCGACCTACTGAACGAGAAGTCCACAGAACTGCTCGACTGCAGTCACCCCGTCAACATGCGCCGCTACTACCCGTGGGCAGAATTCTGCCTCCAGTGTGACACCCGCCTAAGGGGCTGATAGGCTTACGGTTAGTTAAATCTAACCAGTATCGGGGGTTGTATGTCATTTTTGAAGCCGCAGTTCTTTGAGTACTCGCTTACTCCAGAAGAAGAGGCTTTGTGCGCCAGAATTGGATTCGAGCGCCAAGAGCCGATGTTTGCCCAGCCGCACCGCAACCGCAATTACTACGAGGGTGAAATTTGGGAAATGTGGCAGCACGCCGTGTGCGCTGGAGCGGAACTCGCTTTTGCCCGTATGTTGGGTATCGATGATTTCGTTCCCCACGTCAACAAGTTCAAGACCGTAAAAGATGTTGGCGGTTACGAAGTTCGCTATTCATTCGGCAACAACTTGTTGCGCTTTTCTGAATGGGATGACCCCGAGGCGATTTACGTCCTGTTGGTCAATGGCTTGCGCCACAAGACTCGACGGAACCCAGAAAACGGTTGGCGTGGTTTCCCGTATCAGGCAATCTGCTGGGCAACTGGACAGCAAATCATGGACAACGGCGAGAAACTTGATAGGTCGTGGCGCATCAGCGCTGGTCGCGCCAACAAGATGAACACCCTCTAGTCATGCCACTCAAGAACCCATCCGCCAGACGCGCCTACGAACGTGAGCGAAAGCGCCGCAAGCGCCTTGAGTCCTACAAGGCCCTACCCGAACCAGAACGGTCCAAGGCTCTCGCCCGCCTGAGGGGCGAATACAACATCAATTACGAACTTCGGTTCTAGTCTTTGTAATAGTTGCGTATAGACTTCCACTAAATCAACTAGGATAATCTACCCAGTTGATTGGATAAATCTAACCAGAAAGCGAGCCGTTCATGTTGGTTATTGATGCCCATGAAGTATCAATTGACGTCTATGGCGATGGCAAGGATATTTGGACAGCGAAATGGGATGGCGGAGCCAAGGTGCGAATCTTCCGAGGCGACTTCATCAACAACCGAGTGCTGTTTAACCACATGTACGACATCGAAGCCGAGCAAAGCATGACCCTCAAGCAATTCTGTGACTGGGCTACAAACCTATTGAACAAAATGATTGTGGATGCGGAGGTGCTGCCATGACAAAGAAGCCAATGAATTTCTACCTTGACTCATATCGACTCAAGGATAGTTTCTCGGGAAAGAAAAAGCCCCAGCACAACCATTTGCTCATCAATGCTAAAACGCCACATCCGATTACGAACAAGAGAAAGATGAAGAAGTGGCTGAAGGAGTTGGTCGAGGAAATCGGCATGTACCGCATTGCTGGCCCGTTCGTCCATTACGTCGACAAGCCTGGTAACAAGGGCCTCACGGCGGTAGTGATGATTGAGACATCCCACATCGCCCTACACATCTGGGATGAGCCATCCCCAGCGCATATCCAGTTCGATATCTACACCTGCTCTTCTTTGGATGCAGACAAGACACTGCTTAAGATTGTCAATGAC